TATAGAATACCTTGATCAGAATGAATGAGTAGCTTCGATAAATCCTCATTTGGGTTGATTGCTTTCTTAAGGGTTTTAAGAATCAAATCCTGGTTTTGACTTCTAGATATTTGGTATGCTTTCACTTCACCGTTATAGAGATCTTGTATTACAGATAGATATAATCGTTTATGAACTGGTACCATTTTCTTGTACTTTATGTTCTTTGTAGTTATTATATCATTTGTTGATTCATTAACCTATATTGAATAGGTGAATAACCACCTAGAGTTAATTTTATTCTATCGTGATTATACCAATAGATATACTCATCAATTGTTCTAATTAAATCAGATAAAGATTTAACCTTTTGTGTTTTTATTGACCTTTCGTGTTTTTATTGACTATGAAAATTAAAGAGTTCTGAACTAACATACATAAAGTGATTCAAAAACTAGTGTTATTGAAAGAAAAAAGGGATTATCTCCCTATTTTCATATTCTTTATAGTTGATACGATTGTATCAACACTTTCGTGCTAATATGCGAAGGGTGTTACTAAAGGATACATTTGCGCACCCCTATCAAATTTTACGCACCCCTAAATCTTGTCTTTGTTAAGCCATTTTTAAAATTATAGCCCTTAAAGTATCTAATAAAACTTTTTTATTTTTTTGGAAATCTATCATATTTTTTAGGATCGTTTTCCCATCTGTAATTAGGATTCTCTTTTCGTTTTTGTTTAAAATATTTTCTGTATTCATTTGTTGTTAAAGGATTAGCGCCTCCTGAAAAATCCTCATCGATAAATGCTATTGGAGTGTGCTCCCAGCCACATATGGGACACACATTTCCAAAATGTGTCATTTGATATTCCCCACAGATTGGGCATAACACTTCATCCATATTTATTGCGTTATAATTTTCTTCTTCTTTCATAATTTCTCTTTAACCTTTTGCATTTATATAAACTCCAAAATTACTGGCTTAATCCACCGTTTTTGGAATTAACTTTTGTTTAAACTATTTGGATCACTTAAAAAATCTAATAAGCCAATATGTAAAACTCCATTTTCATCACTAAAAATTGAGGCAAAATCATTTCTAACAATTAAGATTTTTAAAAAGGAATCTTCTACCGCCATAAACGGTCGTAATAACCAAATTCTTTGTTATAATAGATTAATTAAAATATACTTTTCTTATCTAAAAGGAAATCTTCGACCAATTTTAAATGCTTTATACCGTTTCTAGACATATCTAAAGGGTCCATTGAGATAACAAATTTCGGATGATTATCTTTAATCGATTCTAATACATAGAACTCTCGTTCATATGTTTTATCGCTACCTATCAAGTATGATACTTGAATATAAGCTATACTATTTTCTTTCATAACAATAAAATCTATTTCTTTATTATACAGTTTACCTATATATACTCTATAACCTCTTGAAATCAGCTCATTATATACAATGTTTTCAAGTGTGTTTGAATACGATATATTATTAGTATTCGACTTAATTGTCCTAAATGCCAAATCTGACAAATAATACTTTTCTTCAGTTTTTAGAACTTTTTTACCTTTAATATCATAACGATAACATCTATTTGCAATCTTAGAATTAACAATAAAATCTAAATATCTGTTAATTGTATGTATCTTTGTATTTACGGACTCACTTTTTAAATATTTCACGATTGAAGCGGAACTAAAAGTTGTTGCCGGATTAACACAAACATAATCAACTAATCTCTTTAATAATGATCTATTTCTAATCTTAGCTCTATTTAAAATATCTTTATCGATAATTTGATTAGTTACACTTTCAACATACTTAAATATTTGTTCTTCTTCCCCGTATTCAAATCTCTTAGGCAGTCCGCCATAAACAATATAGTTTTGAATGTTAAACTCAATTGGACTTTTTAATTGTTCTAAATATTGAGTAGCCTCTGTATAGGTAAAAGGTAAAATTGGAAACTCGATATAACGGCCTGTTAACTTTGTAATTAATTCTCCACTTAATAAATAGGAATTGCTTCCTGTAACAAAAATAGACATATTAAAACTTGTTCTATATGCGTTTATGATTTCTTCAAAATCTTTAATGTTTTGTATTTCATCAATAAACAAATAAGTTTTTTCTTCTTTTTTTGTATAAAGCCTATCAATTTCTTTTTCTAACTGTTTTCCAGTTTTAAATCCTTTGTATTCTTTAGAATCTAAATCAATAAAAATAATTTGTTCTTTTTTTACATTAGATTCTAAAAGTTCATCTACAATTTGATTCATTAAAAACGATTTTCCTGATCGTCTTACCCCAGTAATTACTTTAATTAAATCATCATTATAAAATGGTCGAATTCTATTCAAATATATTTCTCTTTTAATCACATAATCACCTTTTAACGGGCATTAATTTAAATATTTTTTATATTTATGCCCCTTAACACCTATATTTTAACATAAAACGAATGAAAAACAAGTGTTTTATAATAATAAAACCCCTAAAATTTATCTTTTCTAATTCTTCGTTAAAATATTAATAACCCAATTATTATCATGAAAAAGATTGCAGAACTTCCCAAAATATAACTGCCAACAACTATTAGACGATGTTTTGCTGAACAAATTTTGGAATTCATCCAAATCTGGCTAGTAATATCCAAATCATCTTCTTCATCTTTTTTATAATCTTCATATTTCGTTTTAGCTATATCAATATAATAATTATTTGATTGAAGAACATTCTTATTTCTTTTTCTTGGAAAAATAACGCTAACAAATAATCCACCAGAGACTAACAACAATACAAAATACAAAACTAGTGCAATTATACTTATATAAAACCTAGCATCATAGGCTTGTGCATTTGTTCCTTTATAAGGATCTAACAAGCTAGTAAAACTAGTTGTAAAAGCGAGTATAAATCCGTTAACTGTTAAAAGTATGCTCGCTTTATTATCAAAGCTTGCTATTTGATTTTTAATATCACTAAGTAATTCTCTATTTTTCATTATTTCATCCCATCTTTAATCCATTTATCAAAGTCAGTCTGAATTATATCGCAATGATAAAACTGGATAGCGCTGTTATATCCATAACTGCTAGCATACTTAGGTTTAATCCAAGTTTCATAATTTGTATTTTCTTTTTTTAGTTCATCAATTATATTGCTATAAAAAACTGAATTCATTGCTATCCCCCCTATAGATCGCCTATTGGCTTCTCCAGAAAGATTTGATGCATCAACAACCGCATTTCCTATGAATATTAAATCATTATAGCCGGATCTTTTTTTACCTGCTTTGATTACTAAATCTTCTGAAGCTCCTAAACCGATTCCAGCAGTTATAGTAGGAAAATGATTGTTTTCAAGTAATTTATTAAACATTATCATAAAGGTATTAATTTGATAAGCTAATCTAAAAATACTTACCAAATCACTTTTATATTCTGCCGAATAGACCGCATACACAGAATCCCCTCTTAATCCAAGTTTTCTAAGTTTATCATTGTTTTTCAATATGTCTATTATTTCAGATGAAAAAGATCGTATAACTCTAGAAATTATATCTTCTTTTTGATTTTTAAATAGCGATGTTGAATCTACAATGTCTATAAAGATAGCACCAATCCAGCTTTTTACACCATTTTCATAAGTAAATTCATCCTCATTTTTTGGAATATTTCGTTTTTCAATTTTTGTTTTGCTAGTTAGGACATTTAAAATATTTTCTTTTGATTTCTTATAATCATAACTCATTTTTTTACCTACTTTCCTTATTATATTTTTTCAATAAATCTAATGTAATTGATTTTAATTCTGGGAATACACTATATTGATTTATCCCAATTGAATTCAAATTTTCTAAAATCTCTTTTGCATTTTTATGAGGTATAATTATTTTATGCAAAAATGAGTGAGAATCATCGTATTTTGTTAAGCATCTCTTTTCATCGTGATGACAAAATAAAACAAAGACTCCTCTTTGAGCATCAATTCTTGGGTTGATTTTTCTGGTTTTTATTGCTATAGGGTATTTTATTTCATCATTAGTAGAATATTTGTAATACTTTTCCAGTTCGTTCACTAATCCTTTATCTTGTTTCGATGGAAATATGGGAACATATCCGTATTTATTTAAAAAGCTCGTTTTTGAGTTAAGTGCTGTAGGATTTAAAGCCCAAACTATAGAATCACAGTTTTTCTCACTATCTTGATTGACAGAAAAATATAACGCAATTAACGCACTTTCTGTCCAATCCAATAATCTTGTTGGCAATTCATAGTGTTGTGCGTTAATCATGTCTTCTAAAAAACCGTCTGAAACAATTGGATTTCTTCCTAAGGTTAGTGCCGAAAATTCTTCAATAGCTTCATCTAAATGATTTAAAAAACCTCTAAAGTTACTATTATAGACCTTAGGAGATAGCGAATAACTATTTCTGTTTTTATCACCTCTAAAAAAAGAAAAGCCTGTATTAGTAAGTTGGTTAATCAGATCCATAAAATCATTAAACGTATTAATCGTGTTTTCTTTTAGTAATACTTCAGTTGATTCAACCGTTATTAGCTGTGGTGAAAGTATCTTTTTTCTCCCAGGTTTATTTGGTAATTCTTCTTTTATTGTTTTATTCAATTCATTTTTTTCAACCATTTTTTATAATCACTCCTTTTTATACATTAGTTTTCAAAAATTATTTGCATCATCTTTTTCAATGCTTCCTTCTCTATTGTCATTATTTTTGTTTTTTTCATTTGAATTATCAACACAACATTTATTAAAATCACTTTTTCTAGTAATAACTTTTGAAATTATTAATGGCACTAATACCGCAAACAAAATGTTTTTAAATAAATCAACTGTTTCATAAAATCTTAATGAATTGTCTACATTTAAAAAAGACCACTCTCTATCTATTATAAAAAACAAAGCAAAAAATGAACTTATAGTGAAAATGGTAAGAATATCAACTATTTTTGTTCTTGCCTTTACTATATTTTTGCTTTTATCAACTATGTAATATAATCCATTAACAAACAAATAAACATTAGTAATCAATAATCCAATAATTAAGACAGGCATTAATATGCTTAAAGTGAAAGTGAAATTTGTGCTTTGAAGAAATATTTTTTCAATTGTTTGTTCTAGTGGAAACAAAGGGCCATACATTAAAAATATCGAGATTAAAATAAAAAATGTTATATAGATTGATTCTTTAATTATTGCTCCTTCTTTTATCACAAATTCTGGTACATATTTATTGTATATCAAAATCATAAGATATGATAGCAAAGCCAAAATTAACATAAATGAAATTAGTGCGATACGCCAATTTAAGATATAAAGCAAAGTCAGCGGAATCCAAATAATTGAAGAAACAAGCGCTAAAACTATAATCAACGCAATAATTGTTAATACTATATATACAGATTTTCCTAATTTTTCTTTTGGTATACTTTCTTTAGACTTATCATTATTCTTCTTACTCTCTTCTTTAATTTTAGAAAGCATCTTATTCTTTGTAAAAGCTTCTATAGACACAGCATAATGAAGAATTAATATTAACAAATCTATAGACATAATTATCCAAAAAACAATATTCATATTATCTACCTCCCACTTTTTAAAAAAATCTTTGTATTGTTATTCTCATCTTAAATTATATCATAATTTATATGCTTAAATGAAGGTTATTTCTAAACTTTAATAAATAAAAAACTCCATATATCAATCTTTATGGAGTTCCTTACTTGTTTACTATTCCATCATAAAACTTAAACTTAATCCTTTTATCTCTATAAACTGTTGCACTTTCAACTGTTAACATCCAAAGCTCACTATTCCAATCCTTTAGTTTATCGGTTGATTTTTCTAAATTAGCGATAAACTTTTTTATACGGTAAGACTTAGCTGAGTTTTCTCTTTTAAGGTTTGCTAGTTCTTCTTTTCTTGTTCTTAAACCATCATATTTAGTTCTAAGTTCTTTAAGTCTTTTATCAAATTCATCTATACCACTTTTAGTTTTTGAATTATCTTGAATGAGTTTGTTTATTGATTCTGTTAATGTTATTAGTTCTGCATCAATTCCTTTAATCTCTTTATCAATGCCTTTGGTGCTTGTTATTAGTTTTAGAACTTCCTTTAAATCGTTTTTAATTCGTTCTCTATCTTTGATTGTTATGTTATAAGCATTTAAAAACTTTTCTTTTATTTCTTCTTCTCTTAGATGTGGTGTTTTACATTTGTCTTTACCTTCTTCATATTTCTTATTACATCTATAAATTGATCTACGGTATTTAGAATTTGAATGCCATGTCTTTCTACCGTAATAACCACCACAGTCTGCACATTTAATTTTACCCGCAAATATATTAGCTGATGAAAAACCACCAACCATTTCTCTTCTTCTTTTAATTTCAATTTGGACCATTTCCCACATATCTTTATCAATAATAGCTGGGTGACTATTTTCTACATAGTACTGTGGAACTTGGCCAGTATTTTTAACCATCTTTTGTTCTAAGAAGTTTTCAGTATATTTCTTTTGTAGTAATGCATCACCCTTATATTTTTCATTAGTTAATATTGATAAAACAACATGTGCTCTCCAAGTAGCATTAGCTGCACTTTTAATGCCTTGTTCTGTTAAATAATTTCTAATTGCTATAGGTGTTTGACCTTCTACTAAAAACATCCGATAAATTAACCTTACAACTTTCGCTTCCTCTTCAACGATTACTATTTTACCGTCCCTTTTTTCATAACCTAAAAATCTACTGTAGGCAAAAGATACTTTACCATTTTGAAATGATACTCTTTTACCCCAAGTAACATTCTGGCTAATGGATCTTGATTCTTCTTGTGCAATAGAAGCCATAATCGTTAAGATTAATTCACTCTTAGAATCAAGTGTCCATAGGTTCTCTTTTTCAAAAAATACTTCAACACCTTTATCTTTTAGTTTTCTTACGAACTTAATCGTATCAAGTGTATTTCTGGCAAACCTTGAAATTGATTTAGTAATGATTAAATTAATCTTTCCATCTAATGCATCTTCAATCATTCTATTGAAACTTGCTCTTCTTTTGGTGTTTGTTCCACTAATTCCTTCATCAGCATAAACGCCAACAAAGGCCCATTCATATTTATTTTCAATGTAGTTTTGATAGTAGTTTACTTGTGCTTCATAACTTGTGTTTTGTTCTTCTGAGTTAGTTGAAACTCTTGCATAAGCTGCTACTTTAATTTTTTCTTTACTACTGCGAGGTAACTGTGTTAATGGATCAATCGTTGATGGTATTACTGTTACTTTAGTTGTCATTTACTGTTACCTCCTTTGCCTCTTTTTAAATAGTGGACTCTTGCTTCATCTTTCATTTTTTCTGTCCAACTATTACTTCTTGGTTTATATTCCCACTCTAATATTTGTTTCTTGCCACTAACGATTTGAAACAAGAGCTTATTATTAGGTAGTACGACTATTTGTTTAACTTCCTCTTCAAAGCGTTTTAAATCGAAGGTTTCTAAATTTAATAATTTGTTAGATGCTTCAATTATTTTAGCCTCTGGTACTTGTTTAGCATCGCATACACACTTGCCCTTAGTTCTTAAAGTAGAACACATCCAAACAACATTATATGGTGTTTTTTTGTAGGTGTATGCCCTGCCACATTTACCACATTTGATATAACCTTTAAATAAAGTCTTTTTCGTTTTATCTAAGTTAATATCTTTAGTTTTTAACCTTCTCATCTTTTGGGCATCATTAAAAGTAACTTTGTCGATAATCGCTTCATGAGCATTTAAAACAAGATATTTGTTATACTCACCATTGTTAATACACATGGTTTTGGTTAAATGGTTATCTCTATAAGTCTTTTGTAAGATAAGGTCACCTGTATAGTTATAATTGGTAAGAATTTTAATGACCGATGAACGATTCCATTTCTTAGTCTTATATGGTTTAGTTCCTTGATGGTTTAAGATATCGCATATATGTTCATCGGCATTTCCTTCTAAGTATAACTTGTAAATTAGTCTTACAGTTTCTGCTTCATCTTCTACAACATAAAGCTTTTTATCTTTAAGAGTGTAACCAAGTGATGAATTACCTCCCCATATTAAACCAGCCTTAAAATCTTTACTTATCCGCCACTTCATATTTTCTGATACACTTCTTGATTCTTCTTGTGCAAATGTTGCTAGAAACGTAAGGATCATCTCTCCTTCACCACTCATCGTGTGAATGTTTTGTTCCTCAAAATAGACATCAACATTTAAGTCTTTTAATTCTCTAACTACTTCGAGTAGTGTTACTGTGTTTCTAGCAAACCTAGATATCGACTTTGTAATAATCATATCGATCTTTCCGGCCCTTGCATCTTTAAGTAAAGCTTGAAATTCATCTCTTGAATCTTTAGTTCCGGTTATTGCTTTATCTGCATAAACACCAACGAACTCCCAATCATGTTTATTTTGGATAAGTCTCTTGTAATATGAAACTTGAGTAGCTAATGAATTAAGCATCGCTTCTTTTCCAGAGGACACTCTAGCATATGCAGCCACTCTTATTCTTTTAGGTATTATTGGTATTGCTTCAATTTTGGTAATTACCATATTCATAAAGTTTCCTCCTTCCTTTTTTGCGGTACTATATACATCACTTATTAGCCTTCTTTAGTCAAGTCTTTTTTTCTATTAAGTAGACAATCTGTGATGCAATTTAAATATCTTTCATTTATCTTCCTGCTTTTTGTTTATTGTTCCAATAATCCCATCTGCAACGATCACTACAAAATTGTTTTATCTTCTTACCTTTAACAGATGTAATATTGGCATTGCAGTTCTTACAGTTCCCATTTAACAGTTCCACTTCATCTATTTCTTTACAAATGGCTCTAACCTCTTTAACTGAAATAGATAGCGTGTTTGCTATTTTTACGAAACCATAGCCTGCTTTTTTTAATTCGATAACTTTTGTTTTTACTCTTTCCATAATTTAAACCTCCTTTTAATTACTAATGGCAACATTTAATAAATCCTAAATAATTCCCAACGATTTGTTTGATTTCTAAAGACAAGTATTCATTCACATTTACTTAATAAAACGAGCATTTCAAATCGTTGAGCCTTTTTAGCAAATAATTAAAGCACTTATCATCTAACCTTAAACCAATCTCAAAACTAATTTTTAAAATCTCAAAAATTCTGCCTCGCATTTTTTAAAGGCCCCCCATGCGGTACCCATCGCCACTTGATAAAAGTCTATGAGGGGGGTATGATACTTAAAATTTTTTAAAAACCCTATAAATTTGTTGTAATAGTTAACCGCTTTTTAGAATTTTTTGATTTTTAGTTTTGGAATAAAGGTAAGGGCTGACGTTGATGCATTTGTTTGGGATAGGGCAAACTCAAAAGCCCTATCCTACAAACGATGCGTCAGCAGTGAAGGAACTTCATATATATAAGGCCTATCTTCACTCTTCACTGAATTTTGAACATAGGGATTATTTCCCTTTCTTCACTTCACTCAATTTTAGGTGTGAAGCATCCTTTTTCCCTTTATTCACTCATATGTTTTCACTTCAATTCACGGCATCTTTTATTTCAAATTTAATTTGCTTCTTCGGTTTCTACTTTTTTAATTTGGTAGATAGGCAATCGCTGACGGATGAGGCATTTGTTTGGGATAGGGTAGGCATTTGTGCCCTATCCTACAAACGATGCGTCAGCTGTTGTGGCGGCAGCTACATATATATAAGGCCTTTCTGCCAGTTTTTTTGCCTGGCAGCAGATAGGAGAATTCCCCTTTCTGCCAGAAGGTAGCTTTTTTACTGGTATCATCCGTTTTTACCTATCTACCTACCACTCATAAATTTACAAACTTTCTTGATTTTAAGTTTTTTGATTTGGAATAAAGGCAAATGCTGATCGGTGATGTATTTGTTTGGGATAGGGCAGACTCAAAAGCCCTATCCTACAAACGACATACGACAGCGGATGGAGGAACATCTATATATATAAGCCCTATTATCCGCGTTTTTATCCGAACGGATTAAAGGAGATTTTTCCCTATTATCCGTTTCCATAATTTTTGACGGATTTACGGATTTTTTCCCTATTTTCCATGTTTCTGTTTAACCACTATCTTTTATAAAAACAACCATTTCTAATATCCTCCTTTTGATAAAAACTTTCTCTTTTTCATATGTTAATGGCAAGCAAGTAGTGAAATTACCGGTTTTTTAGAAAATTGTTAGTTTTATATACTTTTATTAGCAAAAACTGATAATTTAACTTCCTCCTCAATGGTTAATGGCATGGAGATTGTCGTTTTGCCAAGATTTATTGAATTTTCTTGTGCTTAACGACAAAAAAAGCGACCAATTCGATCGCCTTGTGTAATCCAGTTTATTTTAAATCTAATTCATTTAATAAAAATAATCTTTTTTAATATCATTTAGTGGTTTATAATCAGTTCTCTACTTCTTCATTTTTAATGATTTTTTTTAATCCCAAAAAATCTAGTTTACTATCTTCGGACTTAAACATAAATCCCCATCTAATTTCCATAAAATTTAGAAGTTTAATTCCTCTTTCTATGATTTCTTTTTTCGTCCATTCGGAATATGTTGAAACTTCAATTTCTGAATGAGAACCCTCTGCATATCCTCTACGCTTATCATCGGAAGGTCTTACCTTTTCATTAAATCCAATATTTTGAAGAGAAGAATTTATACTTTGAGATAATGGCAAGAGGTTCCCTAATGTACCATTAAGGTATTTCATTTGATTATTGTCAAATTCTCCAAATCTTTGTTGCCAATATTCATTTGTGGAATCTTGAGGTAAAATATGCTCAATAGAAACTTTATCCTTTTCTCCTTTAACAAATAATTTCCAGTCAATTTTTGGGTTTCCCTTTTCTTCTACAAACTTACTTTCATATTCATATAAGAAATAAGATATCCCATTCCATTGATAAAATCCTTCGTTATTTTTAAATTTCCTTTCAATGTAAGCAACGAATGATTGAATATCAATTCCTGTATTTGGTGTCAGCCAGTTATCGATTCTATCATTTAACTGCTTAATAACTTCTTTTATTGAGATTTCACCAGCTCTTAACTGTTTTGTAACTCTATAAACAGCTGCATTTCTATAGTTCGATGTAGCTCGGCCTATCCTAAAAGCTATAAAAATAAAGCGTTCAATATTTTTAAATAATTCTATACGTTCTTCAGAAGAAATATTTTCCCCCATAAAGCTAGCACAAACCAAAGGTCTAAAATAGGCAATACCAATTCTATTAAGCCTGTCTATCCAGATTTGTTCCTGTTCAGATAACTCGTTATTATTAATAGGATTAAAGGAATTATACCAATGAACAGAAGCAGTTTTAATACTCTTTACATATTCTAATATTTCAGAACTTGAAAGTTTAGATATGAGTTCAGTCTTTGTTGAGTAATCATTATCATATGCTTCTTCTTCATCGGAGTCAACATCTCTAATTTCTATAATTTCTTCTATTGTCTCGGTCTTAATTTCAGTCTTTGTGAAAATATTTTGTGGATTAAACTTATCCTTTAGAAGGAATTTAATGTAATCATCCCCTTTCCCTCTCGAATATTGAAAATACATTATCCAATGAGCAATTAAAAAGTCATCATCCGATAGAGGGTTTTTTTTATTTTTACCTAAATTAAAATAAATATCTTTCCAAGCTTTATTTATTTCTTTTCTTATTGCTAATTGTCCATCTTTACTCAATTCGTTTTCTTCATAAAGCGTGGTTAAATATATGAGTCTGTTCTTTAATAACTCTAAGTTTGATAATTTCTTTCCTCTATTATTCATTGTTTCAAAGGCGACAAAAACATCAAAATCATCTTCAATTTCATGGAGATTAAACATTAAGTTTTGAGTTATTTTTCTAAATAAATTCTCAATCTCTGTCAATCCGTATTTATCAAAATAATTTTCAATATTTTCTTTAAAAAAACTGCGTGCGTTTTCTAAGTTTAACGTATAAAATGTTTCTTCAATAACTCCTCCATCTGGTTCTCCCAAAATTTTATGTTTTAAATATTCAAAACTTGGATTGTCAACCTCATATCCAAACTTATACGTGTTTATATTATAATTTGGTGGCATTTTCATCAGTATGTATTCTTCAATAATCTTTTTCAAACTTAATGTACCAATATAAATGTCTTCTAAGTTTTTTCCTTTATTTATGTCCAAGTTTTTTATAAAATTAACAATCTCGTTTATAAATATTACGAATGTTGTTAATCTTTGTTGACCATCAACAACATGAAATGGTTTGTAACCATGATCATTAATTAACCATCGATCACTTATCCAATTACTGTCATTATAAACAGAAGGTGGCACTTCTTTTAATGATAATAGCCCGGTATAATGAAATCGATTATTTGGTAGATTTGTTATATCTTCCCAAAAATCTTTTAGTTGTTCTTTTTGCCATGCATAACCGCGTTGATAATCCGGGATTTTAAATATTCTTTCTTTAAAAATGCTTTTCAATGATTCTAAATTTTTCATTTTTTACGCCTTTCTCATTGTATCTAAATTATTTAAAATTTGCTTTTGTCGAGTATTCTTTTAGTATCCATTAACAATTGACATACCTTGAACTGCTTTATCAATCAATAAAGTTAATATATAATCAGTTTTAATGTTAAAAAATTCTTTGTCATAAGACTCTGGGAGATCTAAATCAAGTGAATCAATAATTGCTGTTTTAACTTTAGATGTAGTTCTTTCATCTTTATACCAATCAACTACTAACAACTCGTTTTTTTCTTGTAATAATTTATTCAATAAATTTTTAGCTGCAAGTTTTACCATCTGTTCTTCTTTTTGAGTCAGTTTTTTATCTTTTGTAAGTAGATCGTATATTTCCAACTCTCTCTCTGTTAATCCTTCTAATGATGGTCTTTCTTGTTCTTTCTTTAATTCTTCTATTAAAACAAGAAGTTGTTCATAATAGTCCTCGTTACTTGTTCCACCTGCGTTATATCTATCAATAATACTTCTATATCTTTCAGAAAACTTAATTCTTCCTTGGTTTCTATTGATCATTTGTATTAATGCTTTTTCGATAAATTCTTTTAGTCCATCTACTTCAATTGCTTTATATGGTGCTTCTTTAATTCTTCTTTTAATATCACCAACATCTAATTTTGTTAAATCTATTACTTTGGTTCCTTTAATTGTATATTCGCTTTCATCAGTAGCCTCAGCAGAAGTTACAGAAGTGTCAAGGATTTGTTGCATTCTATTTTTTGCCCTATTCACCTTTTCATCATCTATTAAATTGTAAAAAAGTCCATTTATATAATTTATAGGTGCAAACTTTTCATTGATCCAATCTATCTCAAATATTTCTGGCTTAGAAGCTTCATAAAGATTAATCATTGTATTTGAAAGCACTTTAAACTTATTTTTACTATCATCATATTCAACGATTTTATTTAAAGCTTGTCTTAGAAATTCAAGCTGTTCAAGCTTATCTGTTTCTAAGATGACATCATCTAAACTTACATTTAGCTTAATTAAAAACTCGTCAATTTGATCTATAGTTGAATCAAGATTTATAATTAACTGTTCGATATCTTTAACAGGCATTTCTTTTCCGTCATCACCTGTTGCATAATCACTCAATGCTTGTCTCATAAATTTAAAAACATTTACATAATCAACGATCAGCCCATTAGTTTTATTTGGATAAACTCTATTAGCACGAGCGATAGCTTGCATTAATGTGTGTGATTTCATTGGTTTATCTAAATATAATGTCGATAGATTAGGAACGTCAAAACCTGTTAACCACATTGCGCAAATGAAAACTAATTGTAATTTATTGTTTGGATCTTTAAACTGATCCTCAATATCATTTCCATCAGAATCAACTTTTTTCATTCTTTCCCTATGGATAGCTATGTCTAATCCTACCTTCGCAAATTTTTCGACTTCATCTGCCTCTTCTGAAATAACCACAGCCATTTCTACTTCATTCATATAATTAATGATTCTTGTGATTTCGTCTCGCTCTTCTTTTGTTTCTGCATTGTTTCTTTCTAAAATAAAGTTTTGTTTTTCCAACTTCCAATAATGTTGAACTTTATTATACATTTTAACTGTCGTATATTTATCTACAGAAATAACCATTCCCTTTCCTAAGAAACCTCTTCTTGGGAAATGATATGCTATATCTTTTGCTATTTTATCTAATCTATCTTCTCTCTTAATAACTTCAAGTATTTGTGAAGATGAATTTTCTAAAAGTTTGGTTTCAGTTTCATTTAAGTTTTCTTCTTCTATAATGTCGACAATATCATCATCTAAGAAGTTGTTTTGTAGTGCAACTTCTGGTACTCGTCTAGAATAAAAAAGAGGTACTGTTGAACCGTCTTCAACTGATTGTGCAAAATTATATTCTGAAACATAATCCCCAAACCACTGATTAGTTAATCTTTTAGAACCCAACAATGGTGTTCCCGTAAAAGCAATATAATTGGCGTTAGGAAGCCCTGTTCTCATGTTTTCTGCTAAATCTTTATATTGTGTTCTATGAGCTTCATCGACTAAAACAATGATGTCATTTCTTTTTGAAAGAATAGGATATTTTTTTGTTTTATCATATCTAAATTTGTGTATTAATGTAAAAATAAATTCTTTATTCAAACTCAAAAACTTTCTTAATTGCTTACTATCTTTTGGTTGTGTTTCATCTTGATTACCAATAACCTCAGTTCTAACAAAGTTTTTATGAATTTGAGTATCTAAATCATCTCTATCAGTAATGATTAAGAATGTGAAATTCCCACTAATCTTTCTTCTTACTTTTCGTGTAAACATAACCATAGAGTATGATTTGCCAGATCCCTGTGTATGCCAAAAAACACCTAATTTTCCACTTAGTTCTTCTTTTTTACTAAATGATTCCATTAAGTTATTTACACCCAAGTACTGGTGATTTTTCGCAATTATTTTTACTCTTTGATTTTCAAATAAAATAAAGTTTTCAATATAATCTATAAGATTTTCTTTTTTTAACAATCCATTAATAAAATAATTAATCGAAACTCCATCTTCTAATATTTGCTGTCTGTCTAAATTTTCCTCCTCATACTCTTTAAACCATTCAAAGAAATAATCATAAGAAGCATTAAAAGCACCTAATCTTGTCTCAAGCCCATTTGAAAGTACACAAATTTGATTAAATGAAAATAGATTAGGAACATCTTTTATATACGATTTCAAATTTTTATTATAAGCTTCTTCTACTTTTATTATGCTGTTTTTTAGTTCAATAAATACTAAAGGAAGACCGTTAACAAAAATAAGAACATCTGGTCTTCTATAGTTGTACTTGCCCTGAACCCACATTTGAGAAACAGCTGTGAATGTGTTATTGAGAGGATTATCGAAATCTATTAATTTTATAAAATCAAAATCTTCTTTATTATTACGATTAACAGTGATTTTTATAGATTCTCTTATTTTTTTATAAAATTTGTAATTCGTGTCGATGATATCAGTTTCAGTATAATCCTTTGTTAATTTAGAGATTTCTTCATTTATTTTATCTCTTGATATGGTTGGATTAATTCGATATAACGATTTTTTCAAAATATCAGGTAAAACAGTTTGTCTTTTGGAACTTCTACCTGTACCATCATTTAAATCATCTTTGTTCAATGGAGAAGGATCGCAAATCAAAATATCATAATCAAAGATTGGATTTTTAAGCTTTTTTAGTATTTCTTGTTCAATATCATCTTCTGATATAAAATTTTTAATCATATTAGATTATCTCCTTACCCTCGATATTTAACTTGCCGGACATAAGTCTTGGTAGTAATGAGTCGCGCTGCTTAGAAAGAATATTATTAGTGTGTTTTAATACTCTAATTCGCTCATAAATTGAATTGACTTTCTCACAGTATAAATAGATTAATTCCTTTGGGGGTATAATTATTGATAGTTTATTAATGGTTTTTGCATAAACGTGAGGCTGAGCAGAACCAACTTGCATATTAGTTATTGCCTCTTGTAAAAAACTTAATGTGTTATAAACAAACCAAATATTTTTTTCGTTTTGATAATAGGAACAGTCTGCTGCCCATACATCATTTAAATGATAAGTTAGGAAGCCCGCATTTGCACCTGAAGAACTCACTGTTAAACTATATCCAAAAACGTTAGCTTCATTATGAAATCCGGATGGTTTTAATCCCGCTGAAATAACCGGTACTTCACCTTCTATCATTTCAGATGCTGTTATATTTTTTCCTCTTTTAAATTGTGCTATTTTTCTTAATTCTCCATAATTCCAACTATTAGGTTTTCTCATTTCTTTTTCTTGTGATGATACTATCCAACCTCTAGGATTTTGTTTTTCAAAATTAACGCTTTCATATCCTGGAAATCTAAACTTAACAAACCATTCTTGATATAAAGATTGTGCTATTTCTTCTAATTGTGAAATTCTCTTATTATTGTTATCTATCAACTCGTCATATTTTTCTAAAATTAACACTATCTTATCTTGTTTTTCTCTTGTATAATTTGGAATAGTAAACCTGAGTAGTGATTCAATTCTTAAATTTGGTTGAGTAGCGACCCATGATATATTTTGAATATACTGTAAAAAATCTTTTGTTTTAAAAATATAATATATAAATTGACTATTAACACTATCTTTAAACCTTAACCTAATCGTTCCATTATTAAATACTGATTCTAGGTCTTCCTTTACTATGTATGAGACACCAACGGTTGCACCAGTTCTTGCTATAAGAATATCATTTTTTTTCAGTAAACTTTTTTTATAGTCTGAATCTGATACAATCGTATTTCCCCAATCATTAAAATCTTTTTCTTGAGATATATCTTGAATCCTAATACATTTTAGCCCAGTATCATCTTCAACTATTGGTGCTCTTTTTATTGCATCAAGACCTGTTTTTGCTGATATAATATGATCTTTTAATCTCATGATTTTTCGCCAAACAATTCCATTATATTTTTAGTTATTTCAGATTCAAGATGTTCAGCTTCTTCATTTAGCAATTTAAGCGTTTCAATTTTTTCAATCATATTATTTTTGAACTCTTCTTTGGTTAGTCCATCATCCTCGATTACAACTCCTACATATCTTGCTGCATTTAATGACCATTCATGATCTTTAATGCCATCCTCACCATCAATATTAACAACTTTACATAACCCTATAACATCTTGATAGACACCATTTGGAAATCTTTCTTTCAACCAGTCAATTTGTGATTGCCAATATTCATTGTTTTCGTTTGTTTCTAATTTTTTTGTGTATTCATCAATTAAATCAACTAGCGCTTTAGTATCACCATCATATAACTTTGTAATAATGCTTAGATTTTTTATTTGTTCTTCGTTCAATTTTCTTCTTGCTCGATCAACTTGAGTGAATATGCTTCTAGCATCAATAAATAATATTTCATCTTTATTATGCTTAGTTTCTTTCTGCTTATCAAAAAACCATAATGTAGCCGGAAGTGTAACAGTAGAGAATAAATTGGAAGACAGTGTTACCATTTGTTTAATTATGCCTTTTTTTATCATTGATTTTCTAATATCTAATTCTGAACCTCCTGCATCTGAAGCGGAATTGGCCATAACTAGAGCAGCTTTACCATTGTTATTCAACGCTGTAGCAAAATAGCTAATCCATAGATAGTTTGCGTTTGGGACCGTTTCTTTTTTATCCCCATCTTTTTTAGCGGATTTTGATTTTCTTGCGGGAATTCCGTACTCATTAAAACGTGCTTGATCCTTGACTCTTTCTAAAATAACTTCATCAACGTTAAAAGGAGGATTTGCCATTACGTAGTCAAACCTACCGTATGCGTCATATGGGTCTGAATAAAATGAGTTTGCTTCATTAATTTCACCTCTAACATTATTTAACAGCAAATTCATCTTAGCGAGCTTTACAGTATCAGGCTCTTTCTCAACACCGTAACATCTAAATTTCATCATATCGGATTCTGTAGCATTATGATCGTGCATATATCTTGCTGCCTGTACAAACATTCCTCCTGATCCACAAGCAGGATCTAGAAATTGCTTTTCTCCTGGCTCTGGATTTAAAACATCAACCATATACCTAACAACTGTAGCTGGGGTATAGAACGTTCCTCCATCTTTACCTTCACTTAACGCAAAGTTTCCTAAGAAGAATTCATATATTTCTCCAAATAGGTCAATTGAAATATCTTCAGGTATATCTTTAAATATTCTTACAATTCTTGATAATAATTCTGGTTCTTCTTCGGGAACTAAAAAGCCGTATACCTCTTTTGGTAATACTCCATCCATAGCTGGGTTCTCAGTTTCAATTGCTTCCATTGCTTTTTTTACTAAATTTGCTTTTTCTGCAGTATCCGGTGCATTATTAATGTTGTCAAAATAAGCAACCTCCGGAAGATAAAATCCAACTTTTTCAATTGAAATTTGTTTTATTGATCGCTCAGCGCGAGTGCCTTTTCGTTTATTATATTCCTCTATAATTTCGTTTTTATGTTGTTTATACTTTATGTCTGCATATCTCAAAAAAATCAATCCTAAAATGGGTTGCCCATATTTGTTAGCTGCTAGATGTGCACCTTGTCTCAAAATATCAGCTGAATGCCATAAATTATCCTTTAATTCTTTTAATTCAATATCTGTCATTATAATCCTCCTCAAATTTAAGATTGTTTATTTTAAATAATTCAACAAGTTTTCTTTTTATTTTAATAGTTGGCTCGAATTTTCCTGTTTCCCATCGATTAACAGTTACAATAGAAACACCTAAAAGATCAGCCAATTCTTGCTGTGTTAATAGTAAAACTTCTCTTAACTTTTTAATTTTCTGAGCGTAAGTCATTAATTTCACTCCTGTTAACATATTATTAACACTATTTTATCATGTTTTATAAAATTTTTGAATAGTCTTATAATAATATATATAAATCTTTATTTTTTTATCAAAGCATTTAATAGAATCCACCAATTTCCACCATGAAGTGATTTCAACATGTCATTTAAATATTAAAAAGTAATCGTTAAATTGTAGGGTAATCGTTAAATTGTAATAGCTGAAAATTAAAAAAACCTAAAAGTTGATGCTTTTAAGGTCTTGGTCTGGTCGGTTAAGTTATAAGTGGAAATGGAATAAAGGGTTATATTCCCTATCTTCAAAATAAAAAAAGTTTGACACAAATTGTATCAAACAAATTTCTAATTTGGAGCAGGTGACGAGAATCGAACTCGCATATTCAGCTTGGAAGGCTGATGTTCTACCATTGAACTACACCTGCATGGTCGGGAAAACAGGATTTGAACCCGCGGCATCTTGGTCCCAAACCAAGCG